GGTTTCTTAACTTACCTCATGATGAAAAACCCTAAGATTAGATTCAATTCTGTTAACGACATGGCTATTAGCATTTGCGAGCTATCTCTATCTTTTGTGGAGATTGGTTATGAGTGCTTTGTGGAGAAATCCCTACAGCCAGTGTTGTGTAGAGATCGCCATTGTAGAAACTGGATCATGGAATACCAAGAACTAGTCAAACAAATTGAGAGGGCACCCGTTAATCCAGATTTTAATCCGGATGAAACTCTTGGTGCAGTTGATAGTCTGTTGTCACGGGGTGTTCACCTCATGTCCAATAAGAATAATCTTCTTAAAATGTTCTGGCAAGATCTTTCAGCAAAGAGATCTTCTCTTTTGGCATCATATTCGATTGCCAATACGAGAAAACCTCCTTTCTCTCTGTTGATTTATGGACCTCCGGGAATAGGAAAAACAACTATTATGAATGTCTTAGCTACATTTTACCACCGTTGTGTGGTGGATTGTGGTGTTTATCCTGATCTCAAATTTGATCCTCAGAAGAATATTTACACCCGTAACCCTGATGATGAATATTTTAGTGGGTATAATGGTGCTATGCATGATACAATTTTTATAGATGATATTGCTAAAGAATCGCCTAATCAAATTAAGAATGGTATGAAATCCTCATTGAAGGACGTCATTACCATCGTGAATTCTGTTGGCGTTTGCACCAATCAAGCTGAATTATCAAAGAAAGGAACGGTACCTCTCTTACCCAAGCTGGTTATAGCTTCTACTAATACTAAGAATCTGAATGCTCATTTAGCAGTTTCAGAGCCGACAGCTTTGCTTCGGCGTTTTCCTTTGATCATTACTCCTCATTTAAAAGAGGAATATTTGGACAAGGAAACTGGGACTATGAAAAAACTGGATGAGTTAGTTCATGATGCCTGGACGTTTACTGTTGAACGGTATAAAATTCAACCAGGTATTGATGGTTCAAAGTACAATGTCGTGGGAGTTTACACCACCATTTTTGAGTCCTGCTCAATGGGTGAGTTGCAGAGTTTCCTGTACTCAGAAATCCAGCGGCACGAGAAATCGTCCGAAGTGATGATGCAGGGTATGGATACCTCTGATGAGGTGTTGTGTGATCACAAGTGTTTGACACGATATTGTCAGCAGTGTAACCTGCAAATGGTTCCACAAGCTGGTATTCGTGACTTCTTCTTTCCCCCGCCTCTTTCATATTCTCAGAGAGTTAAAGCTGCACTATTATATGCAGCTGTTCGATATGCACCATATTCCGTTTATCAACGGATAGTGGCGTGTTTCAATCCTTCCTCTAAGGAGATGATGGCAGCGGCTGCTCATCGATACCGAGATAGTGTGCCTTCAAAAGCACGCTTAGCACAGTATGCTTTCTTTTCTCTTTTATCATATTCCTTTCTAATTTTCTTTGCAAATATGATAGGAAACATTTTAGGTGAGAAGTTAGTACCTCAGTCAAAGGTTGAGAAGAGCAACATTTGGGTAGAGTCAGATTTCAAGAAGAATGATGATTTTTCCCTGCCCATTAGGGCAAAGCGAGGGAATTTAGAGGAGCTTAAAAACTCTGTTATAAGATCTCTTGTTCGTCTGACTGTTCAGAACGGTGCCTCCAATGGGGAGGTTACGGCCTTCTATATAGGAGAAAGCTGTTTTGTTACAGTTGGTCATATTTTTAGACCTCAACGCGAGTGGAAGTGTGCTGTCACATTTGGTCGCCGTCAAGGAGGTGCTAATCCAGTGTACCCATTTATTTTACATGAATCACAGGTGAAGCGTCTTCCTAATGATTTGGTGATCTTTCAATCTAATGCCATTGTTCCGAGGAAGAGTCTATACGAATTTTTACCTGAAAAGGTGGACACGTGTGGACGTGATTGTATTTCACTTAATGTAGTGGAAGGCATCCTCGAAACAGGAATAGTTGAAACAACTGGTATGAGGCATCATAAACATCCAGATGATTATGGCGGTTATGTTGAAGGAACTTTTATGGGAGGACGACGAATTGATCGCATGCCTCGTAGAGGAGATTGTGGTTCCATTGTTTTGTCCTGTGCTAATGGAAGATACTTTGTTTCTGGTATTCATTGTGCTGGAGCAGTTGGCACTGGTCTATTCTCCAGTTCATATCCTCTCCTGCTCACGCAAGTGAGTAAAGAGAACTTACCTAGACCACCAAGGATGTGTACAATTTCTGAGATGGGAGATGATTCTCTACTCAGAAAAGGTTCACGCAGTAGTGGACCATTGGGTGAACCCTTTCGCAAGGGAATACACCACTGGAGTGAAACTCACAGTGAGTGTCTTGGATCTTATCCAGGACGTGTGAGATCCACTTCTAGTGTGCAGCCAACAATGATAAAGGATGACATTGAGGAAGCTTTCAATATGAAGCTGCCTTATGGTCCTCCTCTCATGGTACCCAAACAGAAAGAAGATGGTGAATGGATTAATCCTTTCACCATTTCGGCCGTAGCACAAGGTAATATTACTGGTGCTTTTTCGGAGGTTGATGTCGAGTATGTTGCGGGTGCTTATGTGAATGATTTGTTCGCACGCACAAAGTGGCTAAAGGACACAGGGCCCGTTTCGCTAGATGTTGCTGTTAATGGCATCGAAGGTGATCCATGGGTCAATAGATTACCAATGTCCACGAGTGGAGGTTTTTACTTTCCTGGAAGGAAGGATAAATACTTCGACAAGATCAATGAGAATACATATGTTCCTCACCCTGAGGTGTTAGAAATGGTTACAGCCATCGAAAATGCCTACAAGATGGGGGAGAGAGCAAATGTCATTTTTAATGCTACACTCAAAGACGAGCCAACAAAGCAGAGCAAGATTGATTCTGGTAAAACCAGGGTCTTTACAGCCTGTGATGTGGCTTTTTCTATAGTTGTCCGGAGGCAGTACCTCAAGGTTACGAAAGCATTTATGACGAATAATTTTGTGACCGAGTGTGCAGTCGGTATGAATGCATACTCTGAGGACTGGGAACGCTTGTACAAATATCTTACGAGATTTGGCAACGATCGAATCATTGCTGGAGATTATTCCAACTATGATAAGAACATGCCTGCCATTTTTATTAGATATGCATTCCATGTTTTGGACCAATGCCGTACACGTCTCAGATCAATTTCTCGTGCTGATTACCTTATTGGTCAAGGAATAGCTACTGATATTAGCTACCCTATAACCAACATGAATGGTGATGTCTTCCAATTTACTGGAGGCAATTCGTCTGGGCACCCTCTGACTGTCATTATTAATTCAATTGTGAACAGTCTTTATGTACGTTATGTATATATGAAGAGGGGGTTGAATGTTGCCACTTTTCGTCATAATGTCACTCTCATGACGTTGGGAGATGATAATATTATGGGGAGTCGCCTTGACGATTTCAACCATACTGTGATTCAGCAGGAGTTAGGGAAAAGAGGTGTTCCCTATACGATGTCTGATAAGGAAACAGCCTCAGAGAAATTTATTAATATCTCAAGGGCTGATTTTCTTAAAAGACGTTTTGTTAAAAACGAATATCGGATTGTAGGTCCCCTAGAACTGAAAAGCGTTTTTAAAAGTCTTTGTTACTATGTTGTTAAGCACAATATTAGTAATTATGAGCAGATTGCTCAGACTTACCTCTCAGCTCGGCGTGAGTGGAGTCTTCATGGGAGAGAAGTGTTTGACAATTGTGTCAATAAGATGGAAAAAATATTCGATGATCCTAAGAATGTTAGAATTAGAGATTTCTTTATTTCCAAGCACTATCTCAACTATGACGACACCCTTGCATGGGTGTTAGAGCTAGATACAGATGAAGAATAATGTATATTAATCATTTTTGAATATGTAGAACTGGCTCAAATTATTATAGTCCTAAACCTTATGGTGTGAAACTCAGTTATCCTGACGTTGACTTCAGTACCAGAGTGGAAAACTGGCGACTGCTCGTGAATAAGATCTGAGAACGCCGATAGTGAATACCTCTTAAGAGTACTAGAGAAGTGTGCACGGTAAACGTCAAGCTGCCCGGAGCATCATTTGTCCCTGTTAGTGTAAATAAACCTTCCTGTACATGGCCTCAGGGCACTGATATATTAGTAAAGGACTTGCAGCTCTGAATAATTTTGTTTTATGTAAAAATCAAATTTTGTGTATATATTTTATTTTATTTTGTATTATTAATTTACTTAAAATTTTTAAACCACAATGAATTCTATTAACATTTTTGGGCAAGGTAAGAGCTGCCACAATTTTGAAGAGATGTTTGCATTTGAAGTTCAATCAAACTTTGGTGCAACCAACTCATCCGTACATGCTTCTAATAGCATGCATACAACAATCTCAGGGGGAGGTGCCTCTGTGATTAAAGCCCTGGATGATGGAATGTCCAGTGATGCTGACATTGGGAATTTTCTGAGTCGAAAAGTGCGTATTGCACAGTATACATGGACCCCCAGTGCCAATTTTACTCATGTTCTCAAACCATGGGAAGCGTTTCTAAATAATGCAGCCGTTCAAAACAAGTTGGCAAATTATTATCTGCTGAAGGGAGACTTAGAAATTACCATTTTGGTAAATGGGACTCCTTTTCATGCAGGTATGCTGCTAGCTAGTTATTCATATATGAGTGTAGTCTCCGAAATCTTTACAGCGGGAGGTGACACCCATTCAGTGACGAGGTCTCAGAGACCCCATTGCTGGTTGAATTTATCTACGGACAAGAGCGGTTGTATCTGTGTGCCGTTTTTCTCCCCCACTCCTTATTTGAGTTTGGGGGATGCAACAACTTCTGCTGCTGATTTAGGAACATTGAATATTGACTCATTAAGACCTTTAATACAGATAAATGCTGGATCAGATGTAGTTTCAATAGCTGTGTTTGCAAGGTTGGTTAATGTTAAATTAACTGCACCCACTCAGAGAGTTGTCACAATTAGTGGAAATTCTCAGGTGGATATTGAGTCATTGTTCGTTTTTGAGGTCCAAGCTGATACAAGCAAAAATCCTGATGATGAGTATGACACTAAGGGTGTTATCTCAGGACCTGCTTCAGCTATAGCGGATTATGCTGGTTATTTCACCAACATTCCCTATATTGGACCTTTCGCTACTGCCACTCAAATGGGAGCAACAGCCGTTGGAGGGATTGCCCAGTTATTTGGGTATTCTCGTCCAATACAATTGGCTGATGTTATGCCAATGAGAAACACTGTAGTAAGCAGTCTGGCCCTTACTGAGGGGGGTGATACCTCTCAGAAACTGACTGTTACTGGGAAGCAGGAGCTCACTATTGATCCTTCAACCGTTGGGTTTGATGGAACCGATGAGCTTACTATAAAACATATGTCACAGGTTGAGTCGTATTTGACACAATTTGAATGGCCTGTCACTGCTGCCCTATCTGACTATTTGTTCTCCATTGATGTTGATCCCATGGCTGAGAGGCGTGATGCAGAGCCTGGAGGTTTTCGTATAATACCTACCTCTTTGTCTTTTCTATCTCGTGCTTTCTCCGAGTGGAGTGGTACCATCAAATTTCGATTCCAGGTTATTGCTTCTCAGTATCACCGAGGACGATTGGGTATCATCTATGACCCTTATGGAGGTTCAGGGACTAATCCCTACAACACAACCTTCAATACCGTCCTCGATCTTGCCGAGGCAAGGGATATCACTCTGGCCGTTAATTGGCAGAATGATAGACCTTATCTGGAGTGTGACGGGACAAATACTCGAGATTTTTGGCAAACAGCTGTACCAGAAGCTCGCATTGTCCATCGTGACTTTGCTAACGGGGTTCTTTATGTACAAGTCATCAACGAGTTAGTCGTCCCAGATGCAGTATCATCAGCACATATTTTGGTCTCTATTAGTGCTGGTGATGATTTTGAATTAGTTAATCCACGAGGTGAAAACATTCAGGTTTTCCCTGATCCTATTGTCACTATTAGTGGAGAATCTAAGATTGATATCTCTTCTCTCTTTAAATATGAGGTTCAAGCCTCAGCTACAGAGATTACCCCAGTGGATGAGAATTCACCTGAGGGAGAGAATGTCGTTGATGTTACCACTGCAGTAGTAATAACGAGACCAGAAAAACCTCTTATGTACTATGGAGAAAGAATCATGTCCATCAGACAATTACTCAAAAGGTCGTGCCTGTGGAGAACCATGGGTGTTTTCACAGCCGCTACAACGGCTGAGAAGTACTCGTGGGTGATGAAAGCTTTTCCTACTACTGGAGGTTATGATCCTGCTGGGCAGGATTCTGCCATTGGTCCCATCCCATTCTGGTATAATAATTCTACGTATTTAACGTATTTTAAGTATTACTTTGCTGGATGGAGAGGATCAATTCGCTACAAGTTTTGTCCTAACTCTGAGATTCATAATATTTACGCTCAGAGATATACTGGAGCAACAGCTCGTGCTACTGCTTCTACATTTCGTCCTCTAACAACTCAGGCTGTTTTGAGAGGACAATCAACATCAGCTTCTGCCCATAATGGCATAATTGATGCAAAACATAGTAGCGCTGGTTCTGCTCTTACTCAGAACAGAACAATGGATGCCTTGGAGGTTGAGATTCCTTATCACATAAATCTAAGGTTTTCCCGAACACATGCTGTTTTTAACGCTGTGAACACCAATACAATTGGAAACGCATATCCGGGAGGGGATGCATTTGTGCTTTTAGCACATACCCCTTATTCCGCCTCATCCGTTTTCAATTGTGCAGTCTATGTCGCTGCAGGCGAAGATTTTAATTTCTTCGGGCGTGTTGGTGCGCCGGTGCTGTATAGCTACGCTTTACCAGCATCAGCATAGTAGTCTTAAATAGGACGGAGGGGTCCTAGCCGTGAGCGACGGTGACGCCCATGAAATATTAAGTTTGTGACTTTTCAACCATGATATTTCATGGGGAGTTTTTATCACAAG